ATAATACTTTAGATTTTCCTGTACCCATCTCCATAAAGTACGCAAATACTTCTTTATCCCACGATGCTTCTAATGCATCTAATTGATGCCCATAAGGCTTAGTTTTAAATTTATAGTTCATAGTTTGCTTTTTCTTTCTAAACGTGTATATAAGTTATAAAAGTATAAAAGTCAATGAGCAAAGTTTATTTAGTACAAGACATTCCTGTCGACAGAGAAAGTGGTCAACCCAAATACAATGTAATGGGTGCACAAAAGTATGGCGAAATTACGGTCATGCTTCCGGCAAAAGCTCAAATGATTTTTTCACCCGGTCCTTTAATATTTCAAATAAGAGATAAGTTAAAAAATTTTACAACCGACGATTATTTATTGTTGTCGGGTGATCCTGCAATTATTGGCGTGACATGTTCAATAGTTTCTGATATGACTAACGGCAAATATAAGTTGTTGAAATGGGACAGACAGGAAAAAACATATTATCCAATCGAGATAAATATTTTTCAAAACTAGTTGACAATATAAAATTATCCTATATATACCTTTTACGAAAGGTAAAATTATGAATATAAATTTAAGACAGGATGCGCCTGATCAAACTGATAAAGTTGATGTCAATGAATTATCAGAAGCGATAGAACAATTTAAATCTGTTGGTGCACAGATATTAGCAACAGAAATAAAATTAAAAGAACTTAAAGACCAAGAAAAATATATTGGTGAACATGTTATTCCAGACATAATGGAAAAACAGAATTTAAAAACTTTGAAACTAAAAGATGGTTCTGAACTATCAATAGGTAAAAAGTTTTATGCTTCCTTTAGAGCAGAAAAAAAAGAGGAAGGTATACAATGGCTTCGAGACAATGGCTTAGGTGATATTGTTGATAATAACATCACAGTAACATTTGGCCAAGGCGAAGATAACAAGGCTGTCGAATACGCTAGCCTTGCGAGGGAGCGTGGCTATGAACCAACTCAACAAGAGAAGGTTCACCACGCTCGACTCTCTGCAGTAATGCGTGAATGGAAAGAAAAAGGTAATGAAGTTCCCGCTGATCTGTTTAATACACTAGAGGGAAACCGAACTAGTGTAACTAATAAAAAATAAACTAATAAAATACTAAACTAATAAAGGAGTAAATAGTATGGACAAACAAGTCGTAAAAAAGAATAGTGCAGGTGCACTAGCATCTCTAAACCTTAGAGCCGATTCTGGTAAAGGTGCAGAGGAAATCAAATCAGATGACGTATCAACACCGATTCTGAAAATCTTACACCAACTATCACCAGAGTGTAACTCAAGAAGCCCTAAACATGTAGAAGGTGCTGAACCAGGAATGTTATATTCTGCTAGTTTTGGTAAACCTATGGACGGGGAGAAAGGTATCGAAGTTATTATAGCACATACACAAACTAGATATCCAGAGTGGCAAGAGATGGGTGATAGTCCATCAGCACCTGTTGGAACACATTTAACCCCACCTGCTGATGCAAAAGAAGAAATGCGTGGTATAAAATATAGATTATCTAATGGTAACTATATTGAAAAAACTATGTACTTCTACATTATTGTAATGGTAGATGGTGCACCAAGAAAAGCGGTGATCACTATGAGATCATCTAATCTTACACCGGCAAGAAAACTAAATGATCTTATTTCTAATTTAAGAATGACAGATGATAAAGGTTCTTTTCAACCGGCAGCATACTCTGCAGTTTTTAAATTACAAACTGTAGAAAAAAATGCAGGAGATAAAACTTGGCATGTATATAAACCATCAATATCTAAGATGTTAGATGTATCTGATGAAAAAGATGCAGCTATATACATGATGGCTCAAGAGTTTCAAAAACAAGTATCTGCGGGTTCAAGCAAACCTAAGTACGAGAAAGTTGGAGAAACAAAATCTGAAGAGATTATCTAATTCCCCAAGGGGACACTTGCAAGAAAAGGCAGGGCCGGGAGACTGGCCCACCTTTATTAATTAAAACAGGATGACAAATGAAAGAATACATAGAATATTTTAGTGGACTAACTCGAAGTTATGGTGTCTGCAAAGTTGATGACGGTTACATAGATCAAGAAACAGGAAAGAAAAAATGGAAACATGAATGGACTAAAGAACCGGTTACAGATCAAGATTACTTAGATCATTTAAAAGGAATTAAATCAATTGGAATACAACCATGTACCGATGAAGGTATGGCAAGGTTTGGTGCAATTGATGTGGATAAATATCCAATAGATAAAAAATTTTATCTTGATGTCATCCAAGATAAAAACCTACCAATAATACCTATATTATCAAAGAGTGGTGGATTGCATTTATATGTGTTCACCACTCGGTTGGTTAGAGCAAAAGAGATACGAAGTTTTTTAGAAGAGTTATTGGTTCCATTTAAATTACCGCATGCAACAGAAATATTTCCAAAACAAACACAGTTAATATCAACTGATGGAACAGTATCTAATGGTAATTTTATAAATCTACCATACAACGGCGACGATAGAAAAGCATTAGATATAGATGGTAGTCAAATGCCATTTGAAAAATTTATACAAACAGTTGGATTAAATTTAGTAGATCCAAAAGATTTTAAAAAAATAAAAGAAAATATAATTTATTCTGAGTTAAAAGGTGGTGGAGAAGAATTTGAAGATGGTCCACCGTGTTTACAAAAATTAACTAAAGAAGTTATGACCTTTACAGATGGTAGAGATAGATTTTTATACAACTACATGGTCTTTGCTAAGAAAAAATATACAGACAGTTGGCAAAAAATGGTATTACAAGCAGGTAGAAAGTATTTTTCTTTTGATGAGCATTGGACAGATGATCACATTAAATCTAAAATAAAAAATTGGGAGAAACAAAAGAAAGGTTTTACTTGCACAGATCCACTACTAGAACCAAACTGTATGAAAGCATTATGTGTAAAAAGAAAGTTTGGTGTATTAGCAGGGGAGAAAACAAACTATCCAACATTAAGTAACCTACAAAAAATAAATATTAAACCTAGTCCAGAGTGGAGAGTAACTGTAGAGAACGCTGAAGAGAATGAAACAATACAGCTACATTGTAAGAATACATATAAATTAACTCAAGTACATGAATTTAAAACGGTGTTATTTGAACAAGCTTTGATTGTAGCACCATCAATTAAACAAGATCAGTTTGATGAAATATTAAAATCAATTAGTGGTAAAGATAAAATAGAAATTATAGAACCTGCAGAAGGTACAAGTCCAATTGATATACTTAAAAAATTATTGGAGAAACATATATACGGGGCTCAGGCTACAAACTATATGTCATTTGAAAGTGGTAGACCTTTAGTAGAAGGTGAGTTTGCATGGTTTGTGTTTGATAAATTCTTTGACAAATTAAAAAACGAAGAATGGAAATACGATGCACAGAAAACATCTTATATGATTTCACATGAACTATTTAATAATGAAGATAAAGATCAAAACAGAAGAGCTTTGTTTGGTAAACAAAAAAGATTTCCAGGTCAAGATGATGAGGGTAATTATTTCAAAGCAATAAGAACTGCAAGAATACCTTTACATATTTTTGAAAAACCAGAGGAAGTAAAAGAAACTATAGAGATAGAAAGTCAAGATAATATTGTATGATTTATAAATATTATGGTCCTCCAGGTACAGGTAAGACGTATAAATTAATTAGTAGAGCCAAAGCTTATGTCAGAAAATATAAAATACCTTTACATCGTATAGGTTATTTTGCTTTCACTAAGAAGGCTGCAGAAGAAGCAAAACAAAGAATGCCATTTGAAAATAAAAAATTAAGATATTTTAAAACACTTCATGCTTTAGCATTTGAATGTATTAAAGTTGATGATTTAAATATTAGTCAAGAAGATATTATGCAACCCTATCACTACGAAGAGTTTGGTAGAAAATTAAATCTTCAAGTAAAATTTTATGATAGATATAATAAAGATGAGTCTTTTTATTTAGGTTTTGAAAATCCATACTTTCAAATAATAAGTAGAGCAGTAAATAAATGCACAGACATTAGAAAAGAATTTGATTTAGAAGAACACGATCCAAGAAATGTAAACTGGAAACAATTAGATCATATCTACAATAACTTATTGGAATATAAATCTAAAAAAAAACTATTAGATTTTAATAACATAATTCAAATTTTAACAGATCAACCTGAGAACATACCAGAGTTTGATGTTATATTTATTGATGAAGCTCAAGATCTTTCACCATTACAGTGGAAACTATTTGATATTTTAAAAACAAAAACTAAAGATATTTATTTAGCAGGTGATGATGACCAGGCTATATTTGCGTGGGCCGGTGCAGATGTAAAAAGATTTATTGAAGAACCTGCAAAAGAAAAAACATTAATTTATTCAAAAAGAGTATCTAAATCAATTCAATTACAATCAACTATACCTATCAATAATATTGTAGGAGCTAGAAAATTAAAAAAGTATTACCCTAGAAACTATCAAGGTAAATGTGAAGAGATATATAATTTAGATGAGATAGATCTAACTAAAGGTAAATGGTTAATTATAACTAGAACAGTATCTAAGCTTTTGAAAATACAAGATATGTTAATAGAAAAAGGTTTATATTTTGAAAGTAACAGAGGCAAAAGTGTTAAGGTTACAATGTTTAATGCTATGAATAGTTACAATGAATGGCGTAAAGGTAGAGAGTTAACTGAAGAAGAATTAAAAAATATAAAAAATTTTACAGGAGATGTAAAACTAAATAAAAACAAAACTTGGTTTGATGCATTTAAGTTAGAAGAAGATGTTAGTAAAGAATATTTATTACGTCTTTTAGAAAACAAAGAAAATTTAAAAGAACCTGCAAGAATATGGTTATCAACTATACACGCTATAAAAGGTGGAGAGCAGGACAATGTGATTCTATGTTTGGATATGGGCAAAAAAATTATTGAAGCCATAAAACAAAGTCAAGACAAAGCAGATGAAGAACATAGAGTTTGGTACGTAGGAACTACAAGAGCACGTAACAATTTATATAAAATAAAACTAAACACATCAAGAAAGGGTTACCAGTTATGACAAATAAAGATATGTTCGATGAAGCATTTCCACAAGATAAGCAGATAGGTGGGAGTCACTACAAAGACTTTCACATACAGCCGTATGAATTTATTTCTAAGAATGAACTTTCCTTTTTCCAGGGAAACGTTATAAAGTACGTGTGTAGATACTTGAATAAAAATGGAATTCAAGATTTAGAAAAAATAATTCATTATTGTGAATTAGAAATAAAAAAGATGAAAGACATGGTTAAAAAGAAGTGAATCTATTTGCAGTGCATGATTTATTTTTTTATACATTAATGACTATTT